CTTGGGTGGTCTCTAAAAGTTTTCTTACGTTCATCATATTCCTGCCTGTACTGCCTCAACATATCCAGACCTTCAGTACACCTGTCTCTATCAAAGTAGCACTTAGGTAATAACATACGAGCTGCGTTTATACCATCGGCAACTTTCATCCGAGGAATAACTTTAAATCGTATGCCAAGGGAAAAGGCCGTTTCCAACCTTGACTTCCCACTGCCAAGCTCCCTGACTTCGATGTCGTGTGGCGCAAGATGGTCTCCGTAAGTGTATTCCTTTCTGTTAAGAACATCGGCATAGTGCTGTAGGCCAACGCCACCATTCTCGTAATAATCAATAACATTTACCGCGCCGCCTCTAAGTATCTGTGCAAACCAAATAGCTGTGGAATCGTTAATACCTAAATCCCAAGCAGTATGCACTGGATAAGCAGGGTCATACGGCACTCGCGTTATTCTACCATTATCCTCGGCATCTGCCAACAGCTTGCCATAATAGGCTCCGATAATGGCGGCAGTAAAGGAACACTCATATTCCTGCTCATACTGTTCTGGTGTCATCTGAGCTTTGGCAGCATCAAGTTCTGTGGGCTTTACAAGGTTACTCTCAGAAGCCTTAACTATTTTCCAGTACCACTGGTCAGAGCCTTCTTCTTCCTGCAATCTAGCGGTTTCTAGTAAATCGTAAAAATGATTATGACCAGCAGGAGTTCCCAGAAAAACAGCCGCCCCCTCTCTGTCGGATAGTGCTGGTCTTACAACCTCCCCCCATACCCTTGGGTTCTGCATACCAAACTCATCGAAGATAGCTAAGTCTAAATATATTCCTCTTAGTGCGTCTGGGTTCTCAGCAGACAGTAGCATCAGCCTAGCGCCATTTGGAAAGTCTACACGCAGCTCGGTTTCATTAAAGGATATGTTTGGTATCACACCAGCATAATACTTAACATAATCCCATGCTATCCTTTTAGCTTGCGTAAAGGTAGGTGCTATAAAAGCAACCCTTGGTCTGGGTAGCTCACACGTCAAAGCATGTTTAATTAAATGATTAATTGCAAAAACAGTCTTGCCAAAACGTCTGTGCATGACTAGAACATTCCAGCGCTTCAGGCTGTTATGCATCTCAGCTTGGAGCGCACGAGGCTTATACGGTATCGTTATCTGAGCCACTCGTCATCCATCCGATGTTAATCTCTTTATCGCCATCTTTAATCTGCATCATGGCTTTGCTCTCATCCTTATAGCCTTGTTCTGCTTTAGATGACAACCATCTAGAATGTGAGCCTGACTCTCGTAAATACTCTGGCGGTATCTTTCTCTGCCCTGTCATACATCCATGCAGTGCTGCTTCATAGTATTCTCTGTACTCTGCTGCATGTGCAGCCTGTGCTGACTTGTACAATCTCTTTAGGTCATCATTCTCATTAACAACCTCATAGAACACTGTACGGCTAACACCGAGCTTCTTGGCTATGTCCTTAGTAGTGCTGCCCTCAGTGAGCATACGCTCAATGACATCAGCGCTTTTCAGGACTAATG